TGCATCCTCTACGTTGTCTAGAGATCCGCCTTCAAAGTCTGAGTCAATCATTGTCAGCCTCCTCTGCGTCTATGACTACAGAAGCGGAGCCGCCATTAGTTGCCTTGCTGTTGTTGAGGATCGAGACGTCGATGGTAAGAGAACCAGACCCTCCGCTACCGCCCTTGGGATTAAGGCCCAAATTGCGGCGGATAAGTTGGTCTAGTTCTGAAAGTTCGCGGACAGTCCTTGGACCGCGCACGTTCATTAGGTTGTCGCGTAGCATCTTGATTGCGCTCGCTGCGACGTACGCTTGATACTTGTCCGCCGGACTGGATTGGTTCTCTGCCACCTCCAATAGGGCTTGTTGCTCCATATCACGGGCAGCCAGCTTGGCATCGGCGATTACTGCATCGGTAGAGTCTTCAAGGTTCTTCGCAAAGGGTTCAGCGTCGCTGTCTGGTTTGTCTACGATTACGTTTTTAAGCCACCGGCCAACTGTATCGAAGCTGACGTCGAGCTGCTCGGCAATGCGGGTCTTCATCACGCCTTGCTGGTACAACTCAACGGCGCGTTGGATTTTTGCCGCTTTAGCTTGCCGCCGTTCGGATTGTCCTTTGCGCAACTTTGCCGTCGGTGTCGGCTCTTTCTTTTTCACAGGCATGTGTAGGCGAGGTAAGACCATAAACTAATACTTGTCAAACCTTTTTTGTTAATGTAGTTTCCAGCTATGGGCCGACCGAGAAAATACGATCCAGACAAACTTTCGACTTCTGGACTGGAGCCGCGAATTGATCCTGCCACAAACAAGATGGACGTCGGGGGTTTCCTGATTCCTGTAACCAATACCATTACCGCTTTGCTGTGGGGCTTTGCCAACCACCCGACCAACAAGGCAAGGGAGTTTTACTTCTGGCGTATTGCTGATCTGCTATGGAATAGGGACGACCTACCGGAACACATGTTCCTCAAGCATCCGTGGGCCGAACAGATCATCCGTGAGTGTATCGACAACAAGTACCTAGCCATCGGTGGTGCGGCGTCTAGCGGCAAGAGTCATACCCTTGCTGGCTACGGCATTGTCACATGGCTGGCAAGACCGCGTGATACCCTCGTCCTGATGACCTCTACCACATTGCGGGAGGCACGTAAGCGGATCTGGGGTTCGGTAATCTCCTTGCTGTCCGTCATTGACGGAGCCCCGATCAATATTCGGGATTCAATCGGTAGTGCCAACTACATCGACGAGAACGGTCAGACCTTCGACAGGGCGGGTCTTTCGCTGATTGCTGCGGAAAAAAGCCGTACGCGAGAGGCTATCGGTAAGTTCATCGGTCTAAAGCAAAAACACGTGTTGCTGATTGGTGACGAGTTGGGCGAACTCAGTGAGGCTATTCAACAGGCCGCGCTCGCTAACTTGAGCAAGAACCCGAAGTTTGAGTTCAAGGGTCTGTCTAACCCCGCAAGCCGCTTCGATTCGTTCGGCATCTGGTCCACACCGAAAGAAGGCTGGGAGTCTATTACGCCGGACGTGGACGACGAATGGACCACAAAGTGGGGTGGCAAGTACATCCGACTGGACGGCGAACGCAGTCCCAACGTGGCGGCTGGTTACACGGTGTATCCGTTCTTGCCGACCATCGAGAAGATTGCGGAGGATAAAGCCCTATTGGGCGAGAGCAGCCGTGCGTACATGCGAATGGTGCGTGCCGTGTTCTTTGACAGCGATGAGGCCGAAGGTATCTACGGAGAGTCCGAGATTCTCAAGGCGGAGGGCATGAAGAAGACGGAGTTTGTGGGGCCTACTGCGTTGCTGGCGGGCGTCGATCCGGCGTTCACCAACGGCGGCGACAGAACAATCTTGTACACCGCTAGGGTGGGTCAGTTCGCTGATGGACAGTACGGCATGCAGTTCGAGGACTACATACACCTCAACGATGACGCCACTAATAAGGCAGTACCGAGGACGTACCAGATCGTACACCAGATTCGGGACACCTGTAAACGGTTAGGGGTTAAACCAGAGAACGTTGCGGTTGACTCGACTGGTGCAGGCTCTCCGTTCTGTGACGTTCTGGCTGGTGAATGGTCAGATCAATTCCTACGGGTGCAGTTTGGAGGCAAGGCTTCTGATCGCAGGGTCAGCATGAACAGCAAACTTACTGGCGAAGAACTCTACACCAACCGCGTGTCGGAGCTGTGGTTCGTCGGCAAGGAGTTTCTGCGGACCAAACAGATGAGAGGTATCTGCGACGTGCTGGCGAAGGAGATGTGTGTCAGGCGCTACGAGATGGTCAAGTCTGGTAACCTGCGAGTCAAGGTCGAAACAAAAGCCGAACTCAAGCAACGGATGGGGCAGTCGCCTGACATCGCTGACGCCGCGTTTATTGTGCTCGATCTGGCAAGACAGCGGCACGGACTCGTCGCGGTGGACGCACCGAAGGAAGCAGAGCTGGGTGTATTCGGTCGATCAATGCCTCGGACGATGAGGGACCTCGACGTTGTCAGCAGATCAAAACACACTCAGCTGATATGATACACTGAGCCAGTGTAGGATTAACGCAAAGTAGTTGCATTACCGGCAACTTTCCTGTTGAGATAACGCAAGTGAATTGCGGGAAGCGCACGTATGGGAAGTTCAAAGAGTTTCTGGAAACCCACTAATTCATAATAATTCAATTAATGAAAGGATATGAATTACTGAGATATTATGAATTACTAAAGGGAAGAAAGATTATATAGAGGGCTGTGCAATAATTCACTTTATTATTCACAGCCGCTTATTGACCCTCTCCCATGCGGGCCAGAACAGTTCGTCAAGTGCACGCACGATTGGCTCTTGGTCGTAGGTCTCGCTGTACGCGATCCCGCTTAAAAACAATGTAGCCTCGACCATCTCATGCCGCATCGTTTCGCGCAAGAGCTTCTTGTCTTTAAGGGTTTTCTTGTCTATCTCGATAATCTTCGAGTCCGGTACGTATTGCCCGTAGCATTCTTCAAGATCCTTTACCTTTATCGGTATCCTGTGTCCGGCAATGGAAACGCTTTTGAGCATTGGGGCAGATCGTACAGGCAGATCGGACGGGGGTCCAGACAAATGATTCAGGGTACAGGGTACAGGACCTAAAATAATTACTTGATTTGTTGACAAAAATAATCCAGTATCTGCGTTGTGCCCGCCCAATTCAAAAGAACACCTGATGGTAAGATCAAATACCACGGTGATTTGTTTTCCGGTTTTAACAAACCGAAGAAGGCCCCTGCCGGTGACCCAAAGAAATACGTGGTGCTGGCAAAAAGCGGAAGTGACGTGCGCAAACTGAAGTTTGGTCAGCGTGGCTACAAGGATTTCCTTCAACACAAGAGTGAAAAACGCCGCGCTAACTTCAAGTCTCGGATGAATTGCTCGTCCGAGAAAAACAAACTAACGCCCAAGTGGTGGGCTTGTAACTACAACTGGTAACTGTTATGGCTAGTAAAGAAGAACAAGATGCACGAGATGAGGCCGCATATCTAAAGGAGGCTGAAAAGCAAAAAGAACGGCTGGAGTTGCAGCAGATCGGCGGTAGCAATATCGTGTCTGCTGACATGAAAAAAGAAGTGCGAGAAGCTAAAGCCAAAAGAGATCTCTATCAACAGGGTATTGAGCTAGGCATGGATGAGGAAGCTGCTGCACAACTCGTAAAAAATTCTGGTATTGGTTCCGTCACCCCCAACCTTGACCGCTGGCAAGCACGGAATAATGCACAAGGTAAGGGTGAAGATCTCGGCGGCTTTAAGACCTACGGCGACAAGTCTGCGTTCGAAGCTAAGAATGCTGTACGTAAGCTACAAGGACTACCGCCCATTGCTGAACCACTTCCTGCCGATCAAGAGTTCCTAGTTAACCTTGAGAAGAGCGCATCGTTCGGTGCCGAGAGCGCCCTTGTTGGAGACAAAGCACCGAAAGGACAAGCACGCGCTTTTGAGGCTGGCGTCCGTGCAGGCTACTCGCCAGAAGAAACACGCAAACTTATTGCTGATACTGCCGCTAGAATTACTGGTGTTGTTGACCAACGGAAAGAAGAACAGCAACCAGCTACGCCGACACAGCAACCGACACCCAAGTCTCCAGCTCAACCTCCGTTTTTTGAACAGGTGTACAACCAGTTTAAATCCCCTGTAACACCAGCAGTAGAGCCGACACCTCAAGTCGCAGAGACACCTAAGTCTCCGGCTCAACCCCCATTCTTTGAACAGGTGTATAATCAGTTTAATACCCCAACACTTGAAGAGCTTGACAAAAAAAATACCGGTGCAAAAACTACATTTACACCGTTGGGTGAGCCAACCGAACCACGAGGTTTGAGGGCTATAGGTCGAGGTATTCAACGTATGAGAACCCCCCAACAATGGTTGGAGGACTTTATGAAATCTATACCAGAATAGGTACTTACTACTTTTTATTATATGGCCGAAGAAGATATTACTGGAGATATTCTAACGTACGAAAAAGACATCGTACCGTTGCGTAGGCAATACTTTCAAGATCTATCTAGTAGTAAGTACATCAGTCCTGAAGGACAGGCTCGTATGTCTGAGACCTATGGCAAAGAACTATTGGGTTCTTTTGCCGAACGTGCAAAGGTTCAAGAGATGGGTGAGGTAAACAAGTCAAGACGTCTAGCTTTTGAAACTGCTAAACTCGATCTTGAGAAAGCTAGAGACGATGCGGCTAACAGGCGTAGTATGATGCAGTCGTTCCAGCCTTTTCAGGAGGAACTTGATTCGATCCTACAAGACACTAGCATTGACTCTGCTGAAAGAAAACGCCGTATCGGTATTCAAGGAGTTAAAAATGCAGGACTTCTATCTATCAATGATGTGGCTGCTAAAGCATATGGCGCAGCGCAATTGGGTATTGGAGAAGAAGACAAAAAGAAACTGACAGTATTCGACTATGTCCGTTCCGGTGGCGACACGAAGTACCTTGCTGAAATCAATCCTGATGTCACAAAGGTTGACATCAACCAAGAAGTTAACCCTGCATGGATGCTGGACCGACTTAACAAGAGTGGCGTTGCCAAAGAAAGACAGAAGACCGCCCTAGAGGAAGAAACCAAAAGACAGACAGAAGCCAAGCAAGCTGTTGAATCTTTGGTTACCGGTCTGAATACCGTCAAACTACTCAAACCTAAATTTGGAGAGACTGCTGATGTCTTTGAGGATGAAGGATCTGCCTTCAAGGTATCTAGTGTCGTCGAGGCATTGGGCACTCCAGAGGACATAGCGAAGTTTAAAGCAACCCCGTCTGCTAAAGCGCAGTGGGACATCGCACGCCAGATTGGCCACAACTACATGAAGGCTAAGGTAAGCGGAGGCACCGGAGTACAAACCGCGCCCACCGCATCATCACTTTACACTACCACAAAAACACAACCCGCCCCTACAATCTCACCGTTCGTTACCGAATAACCAAACAACACCATAACACCATCCCACAATGCTGGAGATTAAATCGTACGAAGACTGGTCAACCGAAGACAAAGAACAAGACAAGGTTGAAAAACTAAAGAACTACACGGATTATGTCCGTTCGAGTTATTTTAAATCTGGAGCACTCGACCAGAAGGTAGAGGATGAGATCCAGCTAGGCGCAGCAGAGCGCCTTAAAATGGATGGTGTGGTTAGTAGTGAAACACCGAAGGAAGAGGCCGACGCTTTGTTTAAGCGTGTAGTTGGCGCGAAACAAAACCAAGACTCGGATGCTCGCTTTGTTCTCGATCACCTACGCAATAGCTCCGACGATCTCGATCCGACCGACGTTGGTCTAAAGACCGCCACACTTTCGAAGTATCTCGATACTAAAAGCGTTGCCCCTGAGCGTGCTGTCGAGATGAACGACGCTGTCAACGACATCCTCAAAGACCGTGAGCTTGTAAAGCAAGCCCGCATCTCTGCTGTGGATCGCGGCGACTTTGACGTCGTGGCTGTCGATACCGACAAGGGAAGACAACTGTACTCCAGCCCGTACGCTAAACCGGAAACCGTTACTGGTTCTATTGATGCCTTAATTAAGAACGGTGCGGTTTCAACTGCGGACCTTGTAGGCGTTAAAGATATCGTTGGTACGATCAACGGCGGTCTCAGCACAAAGGCGAAGCTATCTAGCTATTCGATGTTCGAACAAGCCGCAGAACGTTTCCTCAAAGGAGATGCCGATGCGAACGAAGTTGTCGTAGACCGCGCAACAAACCTTACTGAACAGAAAAGGAAAGAGCAACTTACTACTGGTGAGACTACTTTTGAAGCTGTCAAAACCGTAGTAGCAAAACCCTTTGATTGGTTGGGTGAGAAGATCCTTGAGGCTGGTACTGCTGTTAAAGAAGCCGCGACTGGAGAGAAGGCCGAAGAGCCGACACCAAATAAGTA